AGGCACAACAGCACCAGGCTGTCGCATGCGAATAATGCCGCCGGCTTCAACGTTCATCACGTCTTCCAGGCTTGCTTGACCTTCTACAACACCGACCCTGGGGTGAGTAGACATTGCCAGGCTGTCGAGTGATGCTCGCAGTACAGCCGATTTTATCCGCTGTATATCCATCGTTAGATCGGCGATCGACATGCCAAAAAATGAATGCGGTTCAGGGTCCGGGCAGAACATTGCAAAGGGAATATCGTCGCAGGGCTCGTTCCGCTGTACTTCGTAGGTTGGACCGGCGCAGCATATCTTGCGCAGCTCACCGATACCGTCACCATCCATATCGATTCGCATGTACGCCTCAACGTACAGCACACGTCTTCGCGTTGGATCGCTGTAGTCACGAGTCTGCTGGCTAAACTGGCGCTCTCTTGCCTCTACGTTAAACAGGTCAAAATCTTCATCATCTGTTGCGTAATCGATGATGTCATCGTACTCGTAACCCATTTCAACGAGTTCGCTAACAGTAGCGTAGCGGCGGTGGGCGATGAGATCAGCGTCAGCAAAGGAGCGAGCGTGGCGACTGACGAGAATCTCTTCTGGAGGCACCGCCGCTACTTTTACTTTTCCGTTAGCACGTCGGTGCGTCACGCTGACTGTAAAAAGTTGGACTTGTTGGCCGTCTGGCGAATCGATCGTGTCGTTGCTCGCGGTTTCTAATGATGTGACATCTACGTTTGGGTCGGAGTTGAGTGCAGCGAGTGCTTGCTCGTCGAGTCCTGATAGCTTATATGATTGTACTTCTTCTGCTTCGTCCCAGTAGTATTTGAGAAATCCTGAGCCCTTTACAAGCGCGTCTTTAAATACTGCATAGAGAATCTCGATATACGATTGGTCTTGGTCTTGGTTCAAAATGTAATTCGCGTAGTCAGTTGCCTGGCTCGCCATTTCTAAATCTTCTGGTCCTTGCGGCGCGTATTCAACAACGTGATCGCTCGCACAGAAGATGCGGACTAACGATGGCAGCATGGCCTGTACGGTATCCCGTACGTCCATCGTCATTGCAGTGCTTCGGCCTTCCTGCTCATTACCGAATGGTTCGCCGTTATAATATTCGGCTGCTTCCGCTCGCCCTGGGCTTATCGTGTTATCGATGAAATCAACGGCGTCCTCGATAGACTCGCTGACGATCGATTGTATTTCGTCTTCGCCGATCGTTTCTTCACTAACAAATTCTTCAGTTGTTTCGCTGTAATCGCTCATATCGGACTCATATCAAGTAATGCTTTAGCGAGCTCTTTTTCTTTCTTACCCATCTTGTTGTAACCCTTACCTAGCAAATCGATAATCTTGCTATCCTGCGATGCGTCAACAACAGGCGCCAACAATCCGCCCAAGGCTTGCATGCCTTGATCGCTGTATTGCTGACCTAACTGGGTTCTGGGTTGGTAGTCGAAAAATTGCTCAGTGTTTTGTCGCTGATTGGCTATATCTTCAGCACTGAAGTTGACGCCCGGCACATAACGATCTCCCAGGTATCTCGCGACAGCACCTGGTGCCGATAGCACTGGTGCAACCATGCCGGATGCAGCATTTGCCCCTGCGTCTGCGAGACCTGCTATTTTTTCACCGGCGCCAAGTAATCCTGCGCTCATCGCGGCAGTAGCGCCAAGTGCTTTGGGGTTTGCTGCGCCTAGTTGCTTCTTAGAATTTCCGGGAGCATTGACTCTAGCTCCGCTGTCCATAGCATTGGGGTTGCGTCCGGGTACGCCAGGCTCAAGTAGGTTTCCTTGCTGAACGGAAGGTTTTGATCCAGCATTTGTTGCAGTATCTCGTCCCATAGCCCAGTTCGGGACATCCAATCCTCCAGCTTTTTCGAGGACAAGCGATCTAGCGGTGTCGAGGTTAATTCGCCCCTTCGAGTAGTCGCTCCAGATTCCTTCAATGGCAATTTTATTAGGGACACTTTTCCACTCTCTTGGATAGAGGTTTCTAACAGCCTCCCAAGTGACAGACTGCATTTCTCTTGGCATTATACCAGCTTCTTCAGCAGCCATGCGATAGGCATCAGCATTCAAACCGTATGTGCCACTAGCGCCGGTTACAGCAGAGCTTGGCGCTCCGCTTCCAAAATTAGCAGAAACCGCTGGTGACGATCCGCTTAATGGCATCAATTGACCAGCGGCAATAGCGTGAGTATCCATTGTCACATCTGCGACAGCAGGCATTTCTCGTGCATACTCAGGCGAAACAATGTTGTTATAGAAGTTTCTTACCTTGTGCTGACTGCCCATCTGACGAGAGATGTTGTCGATACTGCCGTTTTCTATGACTCTGATCGCTTTAGAAATTTCGTTGTTTGATCCCCAGGCGGCAGTACCCTTCTCACCTTTAGAAGTTAATGCCGGACCCATCGATTCGCCAGTTGGCGATATAATATCGTACCCACGATCTGAAAATGCCTGATCGTGAGATCGAACCCACATCGCTTTTCCAACATCGTTTAACTCTGTAAAAGGTTTAGACAAAACAGACTTAACATTATCTGCATATACCTTTTTGCTGTAGAGCTGCTTCAACATCTTCGCGTGCTTTTTGTCTGGCAATTTCGTACCAGCTTTTATGCCGGCAGCATAAGAGTCGAAAACACGATCAGCTAAAGAGACGTTTTGATACCAATCTTTTTGCGGGGATAAAGCAGCTAAAACACCAGAAGCCTGCTCAACTGAAGTGTTGTATCTGTTAGCCAGACCGCTTGCTAATTGATTCGCGCCTCGATACCAATTTTTTGCTGTATTGACAATGTCACCAGGATACTGGTTATACAAATAATTTAAGTTGTCACCAGTTTGTTCTCGATAAGCATCAAGCAAACCTTTTGTCGATCGGGCATTTGTCTTCAAGCCAGGCATCGTCTTGACTGCGGCAGCAACTGTTTTGTCTAAATTGCCACCAGCATTTATCGCATCAGTGTTGATAACGAGGCTAGGGTCTAGTGGGTTCTCTGTCGCTTTTACAGCAGTCGGAAATCGCTGCCCAATCCTGGCGCCTTGCTTTGCGGCACCCAAGAGTATTGCGCCTTGACCAGCTTCAGCCTCATCGGGAGTCGCGGCAGCGCCTAACAGACCGGCGCCTAGTAACCTACGAGCAGCAGCAGAGCTCATCTACTTAGCGGGCTTCTTTTTTTTGGGAGGCGCGGATTTCTTCTTTGGGGTCATCATCTGTTCGATAGCCTGGGCAGCATCGCGATGACCTTGCGGTCCGTTTTTGTAAGGCTTCATTTGCAGCTCGCAATTTAGAGGGTCATTTATTTTCTCTCTAAAAAACTTGTTACATAACCCCTAGACGATATTTAGATTTCGGCGAATGGGCTTGTTCCAGTTGGTGCTATTTGATCCGCCATGAATGACGGTGGCCGCCTCAACCGCAAACGTCAGACAGACAGCATCCGCCCTGTCGGGACTCGCCAGACCGCGCTTGCTCATTTCAGCTTTGGATTCGATTTGCAGCTTGCCGCTAGATGTAAATTTATATTTGATGGCAACGAGTTCTGCCAGCAGATGATCATCCATCGGCATACTTACGTCTCTAGCCTCTAGCCAGGCTTTCAGCTTGTACCAGAGCTCCGCTCTGAGGTTTAAGTAAGTGCCGCGCAACGATGGGCTCTCAGCAGTATTAACGCCCACGGCAGGCAATTGCAGCTCTCGCAATCGATCACAAACGCCACCACCAACACCGATCGAGTCAACGCAGATTGTTGCCGGTTGCGACCTGGGTAGGCAGCTTTCAAATTCAGCAACAACAGCGCCGGTCAATTGCATCAGGTCAAGACCGCGCCATGTCTCCATCGCTAGAATCTTTCGGCCTTGGCGCTTGCAGAGTACGCTAGACGCACTACCAAAGCGCGCAACGTCTAAGCCCCAAATGATTGGCTCATCGTCGGTCACCTGTACATCACGCTTCTGCGCGCTCTCAACGAGTTCTAATGGGATAACAGTATCATCGTCTCTTGCAGGGAAATCACCTAACACGCGGACCCGGTAGGCATTGCTCTCCTCGCCGTATCTCACTTTCATCTCATCAACATATTCTTCACTGACGAGTCCTGAGTCAACGCAGCTCACCTTTCTCGTCCACCACTCGCCTGCTTGACGATGATGCGTATCGAAAAAGAATCCGCTAGACCTGGTTGGGTTG